TCAAGAAGAAAAGGGCGCATATTACGGGCTGCATTCTGCGTTGGTGGCTTGGCAGATTTTCGCGATATTGATCGCCTGGTGTTGTTGGTTCTCCAACATCTTCTGAACAATATCTTCCATTTTCTCAAGACGGATTTCAATGCCTTGAATCTTAACATCGACAACCTCTTGTTTGCCTGCCTTAGACTCAAGAGCCTCGACACGTTGATCGATTTCCTCAACATCAGAAGCAGCAGACTCAAGAGAAGCAAAACAAATGCCTGCAACAAACACTACAGTAAGTCCGGGTACAGCCAAATCTTTAATGTCCATAACAACTCCAGACTACTGCGGTTCAGTACAACTATAAGACCCAAGCAACTTATCCGTCAACTTGGATGGCTCACATCGTTGCTTATCTGTTTCACCCGTTCTAATGCACAGCGCCCACATGCATTGCAAAGACATAGGATCACCGCCTACTTCTTTGACACAAGGCGGAGGCATATCTGTAAGTTTGTCCGCAATAGCAGAGTCCCTTTTTGCCTCTTCGACCGCTACCTCTTGGACTTTAGTGACCAACGCTTCGTTGCCGTTATTCAACTCTTTGATCGCTTCTGTTTGCGCCTCGATCGCCTTGACGCCCGCATCAGGCTTCAGGCCCCAGCCAGCGCCAAAACCCACCCCCAAAGATGCAAGAACAGCAATTGTAGTCAGCGTTATTGGTTCCATTTTCGTCATCCAAGTTCCAAAATCACTTCTTAGCGGGCTTCTTAGCGGGCTTCTTAGCGGGCTTCTTAGCGGGCTTCTTGGCTGAAGATTTCAAAGCTTTGATTTCCAAATCTTTTTCTTTTATTTCATCTTCAAGTAATGAGATGGCTTCAAAAAGATATTCTACAGCTTGTCGCTTGTTTCCAAACTTAAGTTGCATTTCAATTTTTGCCTTTCTATGTACTCTTCGATCATTTTAACCTCTGTTATGTTGAAATCATTGAGACTTTAATATCTGCAGTTGGACTATCGTCACCAGACAACGCAGCAGTTGTAACGCACCAAAATGAAAGCCCTGCATCAAACTCCCAACCATTGCTAATTACATATGTTGTTACAACCCCAAGTGGGGCATACAGAGTAATTGTTGGAATTGTAGAAGAGCCTCCACCGCCAGTAATATTTGCTGCGTTCGCAATTTTAACATAACAAGCCGGCTCGCTCGTAGTCGGCGCTCCAGCCGTAGCGTCAATCTCAATCACGTATACTTTACCGGCAGACGCAGCAGTAACGTTTTCAGCTTCATTTGTATCCGCTTTGACATCAACTACAAGCTTGCTTGCAAGATCACTCAGGCTTGATGTTAAATTAGCCATTTAAACACTCGTCACAATTGTTACGGCAATTTTTTCATTACCAGAAACGCTGGGTGCAGTGTTATCAGCCGGTGTTCCGTTTTCAGTGGCACAAACCGTAAGTGCATCATACGAAACTCCACCAGGAATTTCATACGTGTATGTTGACGATGCCGGACAGGAAAACACCCAGTCCGGCGCGGTAGAGCCTACGCTGGCTGCGTAAATATTAAACAGCTTCACATAAACAGCAGCATTATTGCTGTTGGAAATTTTAACCGAATGAAGCTTGCCAGGACCATCAGTGACATTGTTCTGTGCCGCATTAGTCATGTTTGCATCATGCAGAACCTTGTAGGATACAGCACGGTCAAATTTGGTAGAAGTTATCGCCATTTAATTGTTTATCTCAGTCGCCAGTTGTGGCTACGGATTTCTTTTCGGCCGCGTCTACATAGCCTTGGCCAAGAATGTATGAAACGCAGACTCCAGCAGTCAGCTTAAGCGCTTCGCCAAGTGCAATGTCTTCACCCAAGAATGCAAGCACTGGTGGAATCAACGCTCCAAGGAACGCTGCCCAAAATTTACGTGATGAGAGTTTAGTTTTCAAAGTTTCCATGATGTCTCCTATGGTCTAAGTGATTCGAGCCATTGTACCAAAACAAGGGCATCATCGGCAGATGCCAAAGCAGCATCCCAAATCGATTGTTCTACTCTGGCATTCACTACAGTTTCTGTCCAGCTTGATGTGACACCATCAATTCTCTGGACGCAATCGCTACTATTAACATTAGCCGAAGTGTTCGAGTTGTTGATATCGTCAGGTGTCATGTTCCACTACCTCCCCATCCACCAGGATCGCTTGTTATCAGGTATCGCAGCCTACAAGTAAGTACAGGCACTGTTTTGCTAGTATAATCAAGACTGGAAGTGCTATTTGTTCCAAAAAAAGCGTACAAATAAATTTGACCATCAGAATCAAAAGTAGATGCGTCGTTGGGAAGATCGTAATTTAAACTGGTTGGTCCATTGTCATACGCATAAGACGTACCAGAATACTGGGTCGTGTTGTTCATAATCATGACGCTTTCAGCGTCTGCCTTGCTACCAACAGCAGGACCAACATAAATTGTTCCGTTCATAAAACCTGAACCTGCGTTCATGGCGGAACCATTGTTTACTGATTGTCCAGTGTGACCATTAGCTCTATTATTGTACATTTTTAAAGTCGGTGGATCTGCAGCAGAATTAAACACAAACCCACTCATAATCCAGTGGTTGTTTGTGTTGTCAAAATCAGAACCATTTTGGCCAATCCCCATACCAAAACAAGGGATAGCCTCATTAGTGCCTTTGTAATCGCCTGTACATCCTATAAATTCTACTTGAAACTTGATAGAAAATGGCGTCGTAAACGTTATGGCATCGCCGTAATTGTTGGTCAATGGCATGCCGAAAACAGCCATATCAATTCCATCATTCGTGTTGTGACTACAGGAACCATTGAAGGTAACAACTGTGTTTCCGCCCGTGGTTGCAGAGCCGGAAATGTGGCTGTTTGGGTCTTCTGCTACAACGTCTGGAGCCTTAATATCCAGTGTGCGCCAACCCAAATGTTTGCGCCTCCGCAAACCAATCCCGCGATTCGTAATGCTGCCTGTTACTCGATTCATGCTGACCCACTTCCACCAAAGCCATTGTAAAAATCACCTTCTACCATATACCAAAGACGACACGTTACAACACAAGCTGTGTTGCCACTAAATGCATCTTGCTCAATATCAGTTATTGCCGCGTACAAGGTTACCGGCGTATTAGCATTATTGAACCCGCTATGATTTGTTGCATCAAGATCCGTCATAGTATTTGTAGGTGTAGCGTAATCATCACCGGACGCTTTAAAGGCCTGCCTGAGTATTCGTGTATTCCCATCTGAAGTCGACATGTCGGGGCCAACCTGAAACTCAGTGATATATAGTTTACAGTTGTCGCTAGTCACAGCGCTTTGTCTAATTTGACCACCAGAACCACTATCTGCAGTTTGTTCGGTAAAATACTTTGCATCTTCGCCCACAGTTTCACTTGAACTGCTTCGAGCGCCTATTTGAACCCCAGACCCAATATGCCTTGATGTGTCGTTGGCAAAATCAACGCCCGCTTCCATCGTTAAACCCATTGTAATACAGGGTTGAGTCATATCTTCGCCACTAGTATCAGAATGATCGCCACTTATTGAAACCAACTCGATCATAGTTTTTAATGTAAATGGTTTACCAAAAGTAAGAACACTACCCTCATCAGTAAGAAGCGGAATCCCGCCAACAAACCCATCCACAGTAAAAAGAGATCCAGCGCCATCATGAGCCGTCAAAAACGTAATGACTGTGTTGACTGAACTTTCATCTACTGAGCACGGAGCAGCAGCACTGCTGCTTACAGTTACGCCTTGGTCATTCTGCAGCCGACAACGAGAATCTTCAAAAAAGAAACGACGCCAACCTTTTCGGGCATGCCAGTTCCTACCCAAACCGGTATGACTGAAGTTGCCGGGGATGGTTGACCGTTTAGCCATTAAGAAGCAGTAATCCTGTTTACGAAGCCGTGGATGGTAACTTTGTTCGCTGTTGTTGAGTAAGCCTTTACAACCAAGGCGTTTTGCAGAATCAACCCAGGGACAACAAGGATAGTTTCATTCGGTTGAACCACATGGCGGATCTCATTGGTCACCGCCGTTGTGCCTCCAAACTCAACCACAAGAGTCTCCGCAGAAGTGTTTGTGTTGGTAGCGTACAGATAAATCTCATCGTACAGCCCAGCATCCGTCACGTTGTTGGCTGTATGAATAGTTGTGCCAGCACTACTGGTAGCCGCAACCTTGACACCGATACCGTCTGCCCCTCCGCTAAGTTCTTGTTTTGAAATTAGTGCCATTATATTTCCTTATCGTCCAAATACTTGGGTGTGAAAAATGAGATTTGCATCCAGAGTTGCGCCACCACCGCCACCAGCAGCAGCGGTTCCCGATGTAAGCTGAATGTCGTTACCAGCATCCGTTGTAAAGTACAGTTCGTTTGGTGTTCCGGTCTTTACCCACAACTGACCAAAGGCTGCTGTGTCTGCAGGCGCGTTCGCCATTTCTTTGAGGGCTACGGAGGCCGTAGATCCGTCAACGGTTAGAGATGCTGCGTGAGCCGTTGATCCACTAACGGTTACGTCGCCTGCAAACGTGGCAAGTTGGGTATCATCAATAGTCAACGCAGCCGTTATCGAACTACCGTTATTGGTTGCAACAACAAACTTACCTTTGGTGTCATTGCCTGTGCCGCTATGACTCCCTTCGATCATTGCTAAACCAGTACCTGAATGATCACCGAAAAGAAGTCGAGTTTCTGCCTCACCTTCACCATTCTCATCCGTGGTGTTTTGAAGCAAAAGGTACGCATCTGCTCCAGCCATGTGAAGCAAGTTGCCCGGTGAGTTTGTACCGATACCAACGTTGCCATCGGTATGAATCCGCATACGTTCTGCAACCGCGTCTGTACCATTGACCTTAGTTGAAAAGGTCATGGCTGATGTACCTGTACCGTCACCACCACCTGATTTCAACAGTAGATCACCACCACTTTGGTTTGCACTACCTGTAGGAGCCGACCCAGCCTCAACGGTTAGGTCTCGTCCATCAGTGCCTGCACCAGTTACCGCAACTTTAAGTGTAGCGTTCTGGCCATTTGAGTAGCCGATAAAACCATTATTACTTGTGATGTCTCCCGCAAAAGTCGTAGCTGACGAGAACGATGCGCTCGTAGCTGTGACATCGAAAGAGCCGTCTACTGAGAACGTGAAATCCGCGTTGGCTCCGTCGTCGTCCACAGTTGTGAACGTTGTAGCTCCGGCGGCACCTACTGCAATTGTTGCGAAGTCGCCCGCGTCTGCGCTGCTAATCATTTTTAAATCTGGTCCACCGTCAGCGATATTCAGATAGATTCCTTGGTTGAAGTCTCCACCAGTCGATGTCAAATCCAAGGCACGAACAACTGACGTCTCCGGGGTTGGTGATCCCGTGGCAATAACCTCCATACCCCTAACAGTTACAGAACCTCCGCCTGAAGGGTGGGTACATGTCGGGGTTACTTTAACTCCCGTCATCTGGTTTGTGCCGCCTGTAGCAGTTGTGTTGTCCATGTCGAGACTAATCCCGATCATGGTGTTGTCCGATGTGCTGGCTCCGATCTTGTCAAAATCAATATCGACGGCGGTGAAAGTTCCCGCATTTGTATCGGTTACAGCGTCAGTCACAGACAACGTGTTTCCATCAAACGTCAGAGCGCTTTCTGCGTTCATTGCGTCCGTTCCGGTCGCTGTGACGATGCGATTGTTCGATCCGTTAGCCATGAAGTCTGAGACGTCAGCAGCAACTGTTATGCTTCCTGATCCGTTGGTAACATCAATACCAGTTCCCGCAGTCAACGTGGCAACCGTTGGGTCGCCTGAGTTATCCCCGATCAGTAGTTCACCGTTCGCGAGCACTGCTGTGGCGGTTACTGCGTTTGAACCTGAACCAAGCAACACACCACCGTCAGTAAGGCTTGTAGCACCAGTACCGCCGTTTGCGACCGGCAACGTGCCAGTTACTTCATCGGCAAGATCCACACCACCAGACTTAATTGTGACTGCACCAGAACTTACATCAAAGTTGGTGCTACTAAAGCTGGCTACACCTTTATTAGAGGTTGATGCGTCTTCGCCAGCAATCGTAATCGTGTTACCGGTTGCGCTCGTGTCGATCCCTTCACCGCCAGCAACGGTCAGTGTTTCAGAATCAAGGTCAATAGCAATTGTTCCTGAATCTGTTGTAGCATCAAGGTCTTGAGCCGTGACTTGAGCATCTACATACGTTTTGATTGCTTTGGCAGATGCAAGAGTGTCATCACTGCCGCTGACGCTAGAAATGTCTGTATCGATCGACGTAACCGCTGTGCCTGCGTCGAACGATAGTCCTCCAGTGATATCTACGTCTCCCGCAACATCGAGCGCGTGGGCAGGCGTGGCCGTTCCTACACCGACTCGGTTGTTGGTTTCATCGATCACAAGGGTTGGTGAATCGACCTCAAGGTCGGTGACGACAAGTGCTCCCCCGCCACCTGAAAACTTAGAATTGAAGCTTGGCATGAGGCCCCCTTATGTTTTGTCGTGCCAATGAAGTCGTGCTTTTTCAACAACACAGGCTTCACCTGGCTTGATCCATAGATAACACTTGCCCGTAGTTGTTTGGCCTGATGGTGCAGTAATAAACAACTTGTCCAGTGAGATTACGGTATGAACCGTACCTGAAGTGCCACCTTCAGTAACCGATATGCTTTCTGCTTTGGAAGTCAACGGATCATCACCGGCTGAGTCCCAAGTCAAATACACGTCGAACGTTTTTGTGGCATCAGCCCAAGATGTAAAAACAATATCTAACTGAGAAAACGAACATGAGCCCGGCAACGCCTTAGAACGGGCATCACTTGGGGTTCCTGTTGTCTGCTCGGCAAGTAACGTTGAAGTAAACGCACTTGTCGAACTGATAGATGTCTTTGCTGTATTTGTGACGAAGCCTGAAGCCATCGAAGCCTCCAAAGGGAAGTGATCCGGGGGACGATTGCCCCCCGAGTCAGGGGTTCAGGATCAGGTTTCGCCGCCCATGAATCCGATGAAGCTAGTGCCGTTACAGAACACGATGCCGTGTTGGTTCTGGTCGAGCACCACAATAGTTCCACCACCATCGTCCTTGATGGTAAGAGCCTCTGCACCATTAGCAGTGTTGAAGATAAGCAAAAACAGACCTGTGCTACTGGCTTCAGCAGGAAGTGTAATGTTCCGACCCGCTCCACCGGGATCGATAAGCAGTACGTTTGATGTGATGACGGTCTGGTTGGCAGCAGCCGTTCCACTAACAAGAAGAGTGTGGGCTGCCGCGCAAGTGATTGCCTCACTTTTGAGAGCCAACAAGCTTGTAGCGCCAGACAAAATTGTCATCAGGGCAGTCTGACCACGCGCCTTGATACCCTTACCGGGTTCAAGCTGAAGGTCGCCCTCTGTAGGAATGTCGTGCTCAAGGCGACGACCACCAGTCATTTCAGGTATTTGGGACATTATTTACTCCATTGGGGAAGGGGAAGTGTGATTCGTTTTCAACAATAACATGATTAATATACAGAAGAGGTTCTTTATTTTTTCGACTCTTTAGAAAGATTTAGTTCCCTTAAATGCTGTTTGATTTTGAAGGACGTATTGGCTTCGCCTTCCGAATCGATATGCACGGGCGATAATCCAATAAGCTTCAACAAGTACAGTGGATAAAAATCTTTGTATCTCAATTTGTATTTTGTACCATCTGTGCCTTGATAACTAAAGTCTTCTCGCATAGCGCGATGAGCCGTTGCTGTATCCAAGTATCCTTTTACCCCTGGTGCTACAGTAGCATCAAATGTGTCTGTGGGGCGCTCCATCGTTACAGGTTGCGGGGGCTCTCCAGGCTTCTTAGAAACTTCATATGTGAACTTTCTTGTGGGCTTCACAACGCCAAGCTGCACCAAGCCAGGAACACGAGCCAAAAGTGGCCGCTCTTTATCGGCCTGATAATATGCGTCGGCCGCTTTTATCATAGCTTCTGTAAGGCCAATATTTGATCGATCAACGGCATCAATAAGATCGAGCATACGACCAGTACCTATAGTTTGCATAAACTCCAATACAAAGTTTGAAAGACCCGGATTGGTAGCAATGTAAATACCTCTTCCTGGCATTTCGATGTTTCGAACGTTTACTTTTCTGCCAGTTTTATCGTTAAAAACAAACTTCAACTGACTTTCAGGTAGATGTATTATTCCAAACTTGTCGTGCAATACACCACCTAAAAGGTCATGGTCAAGCTGTACGATAAATGATGGAACCTGATTTGTTGCACGCTCTAAAGCAAACCCACGAGAAGGGTCCAAGCCAGTTGTTGGTTTATATAAAAACTCCAAAAAGTACGGGTTTGCTCTCGACAAAAGACCAAGTAATGATTTTTGAGCCTGCTCTTCACCAACAATATTCGGTGTAAATGGTAGTGCCGAAGAAGAGCCGATCATATCCGAAATCAAAGCGAACGCATCAGCAGTTATCAAATACGGTAAACGGATCGCGTGATCACCGATTTTGAATGGCAAAAATGTCCTTGTTCTATCCCACGGACTCAAAACCCTTTCAGGGTCTTCTAATTCTGTGACCTTTAGCTGGCTCGCTCTGGCAATCTTCAATTGAGTGAGAACACGGTCGGGGTTTTCAACTATTGATTTGGCGACCAGTTTTGTTGCTTGTTTGAAGTAGGTATAGAAGGCAAAAACCTCACTGATATAATTTTTCTCCCAATCACTCAAATCTGAATAATCAAGTGCAATCTCTCGGGTTCTTTTGGCCGCTTGTTTTATATCGGCACCGTTCTCCATTTCTCGAATCATAATTCGAATACGGAAGTAGCTGTCAATTGCTGTGGCTACTTCTCCGAAAAAACGACTTGATTTCGCAAAAAAGCCATTGGGCCTTAATATCATGCTCAAGGTTACAGCACTCAAACCGGCACCACTCGCAGCGCCAGCAACAGCACCCACAGGGCCTCCACCCAAAAGACCAATCATTCCACCAATGGCTCCACCAATTGTACTACCGCCAACCCAAGGGTTTGCTTGGGTGAAAGCATTCAAAATACGAGAGTGAATGTTTGTGTTGTTGAGTGTGCTTACAAAAGAGCCTTTCACGCCCTCTTCAATCAATGCGTTGGCCATGCCGTCAGCGGTTAATACTCGACCATCTTTAAATATATACGGTGCCGTATCAGGCTTGTGTGTGCCATCACCAAAGGTTCGAGCCAAAACACCGGAAACAAAGTTGATTCGCTTTGTGTTGTTATACGAGCCAAAAGCATCAGTCATAACGCCAGGAAAGCTCACAAGATCAGAGCCAGCAGCAGCAAGACCCTGACCAAGTTGAACCTGACTTACTGTGCCAAGATAAACGCCCATAAAGTATGGGACCATTGGAACACCGCCGCTACTAATCAACAGTCCCTTGTAGAAATTCTTGGGCAGGGCCGGGAAATTTTGCGCGTAAATTCGAGCAGCGTCTTTCATTTCTTTGGCTATCGTTACAGTTATCTTTGGCTGATCCCCTGTAAGCGCATACTCTACAGTGCCATTTTTTCCGAAGTTGCGTTCGAGACGAAACGATGGCTCTTTGTATATGTCGGCCATTGTTTCTTCTAATCCTTGAATCAAAGATTCTGGTAGAAGGAACGTTTCATCACCCAACTTGAGGACACTGACAGTGCCAAGCTGACGCTTGATTCCCATCTGATCCAGTATTCGAGACGCTTCGTCTTTTGCAGCCTTTTCGAGTTCTCCAAAAACCTTGCTATCTGGATGATTTTTTTGTGATGGAAGCGCCTCAGATATACCGTACAAATCCTCGGGGGCCTTTTCAGGCGCTTGCAATAGTCCTGCTTTTTGTCCTGCTGTTCCGCGTTGAATGATCACTTTGTCTTGGAACGCCAACTCTTGATCAATATAAAACGCTATTCGCTCGATATACTTTTGACGATCCAGGCCTGCCACTTCTCCTAAATCTGCACGCTTAGATATCTGTTCAAATAGTGCCCGCCTGTTTGTGTTGTATCCAGCTTCAGCCAGTTCTTTCGCAAGGCCACGACGCAGTTCCGAAATCTTGCCGAACACCAAAACGTTGGTGAGCAGTGCGATTGTATCAGCGTCTGTTTTTGATGTTTTACCAAGTAGCTTTTTGGCTGCTTTAGGCGACAGTGGAACCAATGCTTTCGTGGCGCCGACTTGATACATTTGAATCAAGTCACCTTGATAATAGGATTTGTAGATCGTCAGTATCTGTTCAGCATTAAAATTCCAAGTTACTTTTTGACCCTCAACTCCCATTGCTATTTTAAAGTGGTCCATAGCTGTTTCAAAAACAAAACTGTATTTTTCTAACAAACCATTGTGCAAAACTTGAATCGCATCTGCAGCAATAAGTCTTTGCTGGTCTGTTATTCCAGCAGACTTGACACCTTTTTGTTTCAACGTTCGCAATGCAATCAACGACTCACGCTCAAGTCTAGTCATCCCATGATAACCATCAAGTATGTCCTGAATATCATTTAAGTTATTCAAAATGTAGTCTATATCTAAAACACCACTTTTACTTGTAATTACGTCTGGAATAATGCGAGCCGGAACACCAGTTTTTTGTTGTGCTGCTTTGTGCTTCGTCAGTGCATCAGCATCCATCCCGGTTCGCAATTTCGTAAACACATCAACAATTTGGAACAACTTGTCTACTTTTGTCAGCGGTACAAGCGGAACGAGTAACGAAATTTGATCCTGATAAAAATCGATAAAATATTCAGCACCGTTTCGTTTTGCAGACTCAATAGCGTTGACGAGGTCCTCATCCACCTTGCCCGTCATTCGAATGTGTTTTTCGATCACTTCGACAAGGTCAGGGTTTGCATTTTCCCTGTTGAATCTGAGTTCTTTACGAGAAAACTTGTCTACCAGTTTTTTGATTTCCGCGCCCAACTCTTTAGTCAACTCATTAGATTCAAAAAGTATGCCCAACTTTCTTACAAAACCAGGCTGAACATCGCCCCTTCGAATCCTGTTCAACGGCCCCGCTTCAATGTCTTGCATGACCTTGTGAACTAAGTCGTACTCAGCGACGGACATGATCCTCAAATTTGCTTCAGGATCTAACAATCCCTTCGGCAAAATATCGGATGCAGGCTGTTGGGATATTTCTTGAATGATTGTCCTCATGCCTGCAATCTGTCGATCAGATAGCGTAAAAAACTCGGTTTCACGTATTTTCTGGTCTACCAAGACTTTTGGGCCTGGAGAGTTGATGCGTTGCCGCTCATCAAATGCGGCCAAGTCATCAGGGCGAACAAGCGGTGAAAGGTTACTGCGATCTACATTTCCGTCTTGACCCCTTTGAGCCAAGAATTTCGCTTTTGTATCTGGGAAGTCGCCTAAGCTTTCGATCAGTCGCTTTTTGACGTTCTCCAAAATTTGCACAGCCCTGGATACTGGAACAATATATCTACCCGTACCCACGGTTGTTGTCTTTGCACGCTTTAGCGTACTGCGGAACCTGTCAGTTTTAATGTATGCAATTGTTTTGATGAGAACATCGATGGCATCATCTGTTGTGTCGGCGTAAACTCTCCGTGGACTACGGACGGTTTGACCTGTGGTGGGGTCAACATCAGCATCAACGCGAGTGATAAACTTATCACCAAGGTATTGATGGATCACTTCTGGGTTCATTGACGGCTGCTTGGCAGATTCTTCTCGTGCAAATTGAGCAGGCTTGCTGTCAAGCACTTGCCGTCTCGCGTCTGCATTTACGAAAATTGCGTATGGTCGTTTTCTAACCACGCTTGCGGTTAGCGCATCGATGTTCCTGCGATCAGATGGCAACGTTCCAAATTCAAGATCCCAATATTGCCGAACTGGCTTCGGAAGTAGCCCTGGTTTATTTCTGAGTTTGCTCCAGAAGTTGTGCAAACCAATGTACAACTCATCAAACATTCTACGCAGGAATCCGTTTTTTGCATCCTTGGTGCGTCTGTACAGCCTCCAGGCTTCTGCAAACTGCTCATGACCAACATCCGTTAGGCGTTTTTTACCCTGGTTGTTGACGGTGTGATCAAACAAACCAAACAACTTTTGGTTGAAATTGTCACCCATGAGCGTGGCCATGAAGTGGCCGTTCTCATACCAAAGCGCATCAACATCGCCTCTAGTAAACAAGTTGATGATTGATTGTCGGGTGTTCGAATCATATTCGAAGTAACCCAAAGGAATGTCTTTTTTACGAGCAAATCGAATGTCTGGATCTGCCGCCGTATCTTCGAGCGTCAAGACAATGCGACCACCGTCCGCATCGGTTGTGCGCGTGGTCCCTTCGGGCACGTCATCAATTAATCGTGCTGCTGGACCTGCTGATCGATTGCGTGTAACGTTGAGGTTTCGAATTACCTCTACAGCGCTTCCAAATTGCGTATCTACAGCATCGGAAATTTTAAATGCTTGAAACTCAATTAAGGTCATAAATCGCTGTGCATCACCCACATCGATCAGTTTGTCATTCACCAGACCTTGTACTTGTCGTTGTATTTTTCTGTATTCTGGAGATGACCGAAAAACACGAACTTCGCTGACACCCAAGTCGTTGATTACTTCTTTCGAAAGCTTGCGAATCGACTGAATATCGCCCGATGATAGTACGTCAGCAGCAATATATTTGTCTGGGTCACGGTCAGCTAACAGTAAAACTCGTTTTACTATTTCTCGTTCAGCTACTGTGAGATCATTTATAAGAATCTTGCCTTTGTTTTTTCGTTGTCGTAAGCCAGCTTGTATCAATGAGTTTATGCGTACAAGAGAATCTGAAGATTTGGTTTCAACAACACCATCAAACAACTTTTGTTTCGCAAGTTGATATCGAATGCTTGGAGATCCTTGACCTTTCAGGATCTGAGTGACTGCGCCAGGAGTATTCGCTGCCGTTCTGAAACCCATGCCACCAGCTTTAAATAGACGCTTCTCCAAGTTAAGAAACGAATCCAAACCAATGCCGAGATTTTGTAGAACGTTGTACACAATGTCATCTGGCCGATAGCCCAACGCGGTTGCGACCTCCGCGCCTCCAACCTGAAATCCACCGAGCGCCGACATCATCCTTGCGTCAAATCTAGTAATAAAATCATCGTCTGGATCACGAATACCCAAGCGAAGCATTTTATCTAAACCAGCGGGTGTTGGCGCATATATGCCGTTTGGCAATCCAATATTTTTTAACAATGAAGATAGAATTTCGTCTGTTCCTGCAAGCTGAGTAATCCAATTGTCCGTCAAGCTATACTCAACCTCTGCTGCTCCAGTGGTTACCGCACCAGCCCAATTCAATACTTCGCCAATCATAGATCGCTTAAAAAACGTTCCGTACTTTGGATCATCAACGCGATCTGTCATTACGTCAAATGCTGCACGAGTTGTTCTTCGAGCGCCAATTTCACCTGTTTCTTCTTCTTGAAATTTCAATAGCGATAAACCCCACCCATCCAACTCTTTTTGTGAAGGTATCGTTGACTCTAAAATTTCTTCAAAAAGGTACTGTGTTGCAAATGTGCGGAACGGAATGGCATTTAAAAGGCTTTGAACTTTATCGTCTTCAACGCCCTGATGAACACTTTGAATCGCAGTGACCAATACAGGATCAATATCCATCTGCAATATCGGATGATCTGGTGCTACCAAAACAGCAACTTGCTTGAATAAATTCAAATCAGGCTGCTCTTTCATCAGCGACGGGTGTAGGTCGTTGTATGAGAGTTGTAGAAAAGACTCTTGTATTCTTTCATCTTTTTCTTCGTCAGTAATACGACCATACTTGAACGCCTCGTATACAACCAACAAGCTATCGTCAGCAGGAGATGGTTTTAAATCACGAGACTTTACGTCCAAGTCATATTTGGTTTGAACCATCATGTCTTGACGGACACGTGATCGATACTCTTGATATTCAGGGTCATTCAATACTTGCGCTCGAATGTCTAGCACATCGAGTAAAAACTGATCTTGAATTGGAGACTTCTGAAACAAAGCATTCAATGTAGCAAAAGGATGCTTTGGAACCATGCCAGGAATTTTTGGTAGTTCGAATGTTTCGGGCTTGAAATCAATGTCTTCACTCGACTGAGTTTTCAACATCTCTTCATGCGCTTCGAGAGATTCTTTTGTCTTCCGTTGTAAATCTTCAAAGTCTACGATGCCGTGTCTATCCAAAAGCTTCACCGCATCTTTAACGCCCAAAACATCGGCAGTTTCAACAACATTGGTCACCATTGCATCACGAGCCTGGTCGGACAAAATTGTATAGAAGTCAGCGAAATCGTCGCCTAATCCAAAATTGACCCAACCCCTTTTTGCGAGATCAAGCAAATGATCTTTTTTGCTATATTCACCGGGAACATCTGCAAGCCCACCAATACCGAGCGCTCCGATTCCGCCTACGCCCGTCATGCTGATTCCACCCAATAGCGCTCCCGCAACACCACCACCAAGGGCAAGTATTGGTCCGCCTGGTGCGCCAGCAATAGCGCCCTTCGTAAATCCATACGCAGCACCACCAACACCCGAAGCGATCGCAATACCTTTCAGGCGCTCATTGGTAACCTTTACCCCAAACAATTCTTTGTCTTGGGCTTCGGTGATGATTTCACCCTTTTCGTCGGTGATACCCATTGCTGCAGTGTCTTTGACTGGAATGTTCAACGACTGAGGTATTGGTTCAGCCAAAACACTATAGGCGCGGTTGTAAAGGCTTTTGCCCTGACTTTTGCGGGCCTCTGCGGCGGCAGCTTGGTAGGTAGGTATTGTACCGAAACGTGGGTGAACACGAGAAAAAGCAGAAACATAGCTACTGCCAATGTATTTTGAAAGCAATCCTTCATCCGGCAGATCACCAACTACAACACCTCTCTCACCAAGTGTGTCGTTTATCTTTTTCTCAATCGCCTCTTTGTCTAAAGGGTTCGACTCAAACCACTCTTCAATCGCATCATCACCCCTCATTTTTACTTCTACGGGTATGTTGAAGTCTTTGTTTATGTAGTCGTTTCTGAGTTGTATTCTGTATGCACCAAATACATCGTTCTTTTTGTCTAGTAACTTTAGTGGCGGCTCGACTCGTTGTTGGAAACGCTCTACAGCCTCATTGTCTGCAATTTTAACTTCATCGATCGGATCCTCTTCATCAGAGTCTGATTCTAAGTTCTCTTCAAGGTTTTCAAGATCAACGTCTTCAAGGTCTTTTTCATCTTGAATTGCCACGATTAAACCACCTTATATTTTATTGAGCCCGCTTTACTGTTGGAACTTCCAATCCAAGGCGTTTAGCCAACTCAGGAATATTGTCGATTGTAATGCCTTCCTGACCTTTTAGGCTAAAGTTTTTGAATACATCTGGATATTCCTCAAAAGGATCAGACGGAAGATATTTACCATCTGTTCCAGGCACGGACTTGCCTGACTCGTTTGCTACGTGTACCTCGAAGTGCAAGTGTGCCGCCTTCGAGCCGCCTGTATTGCCAGCAGCGCCGATAACATCTCCTGCCTTCACTCGATCTCCCGGTGAAAGCGTGGCAT